ACACCAGGACAGCGCTCGATTTGACGCAGATGTGCGCGTACCAGACTGCTGTTGTGCGCGACCAGGTGGTGCTGAACCACCACGGGGGGACGGTGTTGGCGGAAGCCCGACAGGCAGCAGCGAAGGAGCTGCTTGAGGCGGGTTGCACCCACATCCTTTATGTCGATAGTGACATGGGGTTCCCGCCTTATGCTGCCGAGCGATTGATGCAGTGGGATGTTCCAGTGGTCGGCGCAAACTGCGCTGGCCGTCGCCGTCCGATTCGGGTTACAGCCCAAATCAAAGGCGAAGGTGAAGCCTATGACACATTGTGGCCTGAGCCGGGCGAAGACGGGCTCCACCAGGTGGAGACGGTCGGGACCGGTTTCTTGATGCTGCAAGCTGATGTCTTCACCAAAATCGAGTTCCCCTGGTTCGGTCAGCCGTGGTTCGAGGACAAGCAGCGCTTCGTTGGTGAAGACGTGTTTTTCTGTTCGCGCATTCTCCGCGCCGATATCCCGATCATGGTCGATAAGGGCCTGAGCTGGGAAATCACGCATATCGGGGACTACGCATTCGGGATGCAGGATGCTGTCGATGAACGGGCGGCCCTGGAGGCTGGGCTGTGGGACGCAGCTCTAGAGAAGGAGACCGTCGATGGCTAACCCAGCGATTATCAATTCATACTCGAGTCTGAAAAACGCACTCGAGGATCACATGAACCGCACCGACGTGGCGGACGAGGGCGTAGCCGCGATGGCGATCGATCTCGCGGAAGCCAAGCTCAATCGTGTGGTGCAGCACCCTCGCCGGATTGCTCGGAACGACAGCTTCACGATCGATAGTCAGTACGAGACGGTGCCGAGCGACTTCTGGTCGCTCAACCGGATCTCAATCAGCGGAACGGTCAACCAGCCGCTGATCATTGTGAGCCCCCAGGAGATGGACGAGCAGCGCGAGATCTTGAGCGCCACCGGCAAGCCGACTTTTGTCTCGGTCGTGGGAACCTCGTTTGAGTTCTGCGCTGCGCCTGACCAGGCGTACACCGGGCTGCTGGTATACACGCAATCGCTGCCACCTCTCGCGTCGAACGCCACAAATTGGCTGCTCGATATCGCGCCGGATGTCTACCTCTACGCTGCGATCAGCGAGAGCTACGCTTGGGCTCAAGATGACGCCCGTTCGGTGCAATACCTACAGAAGACACAACAAGCGCTCCAAGAGCTCCGGGTCAGCGGAACTCGTGAAGCGTATGGAACGACACCACGCTCGATGCCCAGGAGCTTCGGATAATGGCGACCACTACCAACCTCTCGATTACTAAGCCGACCGTAGGTGCATCATCGGGCACCTGGGGAACGACAATCAATGCAGGGCTCGATGCGCTCGATGCGATTTTTGGGTCTTCGGGCACAGCCGTCTCGATGGGCGCTGTATCACCCGCGAGCCTGGCGGTGACAGGCAATATCACGGTGGGCGGTACGGTCGATGGCCGGGACATCGCGGCAGACGGTGTAAAACTGAACACCATATCTACTGACGCGGACATAACTGACGCGACAACGGTCGCGGCAGCCGGAGCTCTGATGGACTCTGAGGTCACGAGTCTGACGGGGATCAAGACCCTGACGGTGCCTGACTCAACCACGATTTCGACGTTTGGCGCGTCACTCGTCGATGACGCGAATGCGGCAGCCGCCAGGACTACGCTTGGACTCGGCTCGGTCTCAACCTTGAGCGCGTTAGCGGCAGCAGATCTGACGGGCACGACTTTGGCCTCCAACGTGGTGTCCTCGAGCCTTACGAGTTTGGGCACGATCGCGACATTGACGGTCGGTGACGGCTCTGCTGGATCGCCCTCGATGCGATTCTCAAGCGGCACGACGACCGGGTTGTCCTATACCGCGAGCCCGAGCGCTCGAGTGGTGCTATCAATTGGTGGCAGCGCAGCCGCCACGTTCATTACAGGCGGCTCTCTCGATCTCGAGGATGCAGTGATTGTAGGCGGCAACCTCGAGCATAAAGGCAGCAACGTCGGGTTCTACAACACGACTCCCGCGGCCAAGCCTACGGTCTCGGGCAGCCGAGATGCGAACGTGGCGCTTGCTAGTCTCCTCACTGGTCTCGCGACTTTAGGGTTAATTACGAACAGCTCCTCGGCGTAGGCGGTGCGATGACGACCGAGGTCCACGTGCAGCACCTCTCTAAAGTAGCGCAGAGCTACAAAAACCTGGTCGATCCTCGCAGTGCCCCGATGCCGATTCCTTTGGCCGTCTCGATTGCGAAAGCGGTGGTGACCCTGGACAAAGCGCTCGAGCTCAAGCGTGAAAGAATCGAAGATCTCTTGAAGGTCGACCAGCAGGAGATAGCGGACGAGCTCGCGGCTGGTTCCGTCGATCTCAGGTTGCCGGTCATCGACCCGGAGCTCCTCGAGCAGCACGAGCTCGCGGTAAACCTCGAGGCTCTCATGGTCCTCACATATTACGATTTGGTGCAGCACTGATGGCGCTCCTGACTTTACAGCTTCCTCCTGGCCTCTACGCGCAGGGAACCGAATACCAAAGCAAAGGCCGGTGGCGTGACGGCTCTCTCGTGCGCTGGCGTGATGGCGCGATGCAACCTGTCGGTGGTTGGTCACAATTCCAGACCGGCACGTTTGCTGGCATCGCTCGAGGCGCCGCTACCTGGACCGACAACACCAATAATCGATGGCTCGTGTTCGGCACCGCGGCGAAAGCCTACGCGATGGATGATGACGGCGCGATTACTGATATCACGCCCGCGGGGTTTTCCAGCGGCAACGTGGGGGCGACCCAGCAGGGTGGATACGGCGAGGGCCTCTATGGAGGTGGCACCTACGGAACGCCGCGCCCTGACATCGGGGCGATCACACCCGCGACCTCCTGGAGCTGGGACACGTTCGGCCAGCTCCCCATTGGGTGCAGTGACGCTGATGGAAAGATTTACGAGTGGGACTTGAACACGAGTAACAACCTCACGGCAGTTACCAATGCGCCTATCGATAACGTGGCGGCAATGGTTACGGCGGAGCGCTTCGTTGTGGCCCTGGGGGCAGGAGGCGATCCTCGGAAGGTTCAATGGTGCGACCGTGAGGGCCGGACTGTATGGACGCCATCCGCTGCAAACCAGGCGGGTAGCTGGACGCTCGATACTGACGGAAAAATCATGTTCGGCTCGAAGGGCAGGGGCGAGTCACTCATCGTGACCACTACCTCGGCGCACCGGATGTCCTACATCGGATATCCGTATGTCTATTCGTTCGATCGTGTGGGCAGCGGCTGTGGCGCAGTCTCGAGGAAAGGGTTCGCCGAGGTCGATGGCCGCGTTTTCTGGATGGGGGAGGAGGGGTTCTTCCTGTACGAAGGTGGCTACGTCAAGCGCGTGCCATGCGAGGTGTGGGATGCCGTTGAAGACGACATCGATATGACCGAGGTGACTAAGGTCACGGCTTTCCATAACGATCAATTCAACGAGGTGTGGTGGCTGTACCCCGACTCGGTGTCTGGAGAGGTCAGTAAATACATCTCCTTCAATTACGCGGAAGGCTACTGGTCACTCGGCAGTGTCCCGGCCTCCACGATTGCTGCGAGCGGGACGTTCAATACTCCGCTCGGGCTGCACACCGACCAGAAGGTCTATGAGCATGAGGTTGGTTACACGCACGGGACCTACACCCCTTTTTGTGAGAGTGGCCCGGTAGAGATCGGTGACGGTGAGCGCTTCGTTCACGTGACGCGCTTGATCCCCGACGAGGACGAGCTCGCGACGACGAAGCTGACGTTCAAGGTAAAGAGTTACCCAACCGGCACCGCGAGCTCGCATGGCCCCTTTACCATGACAGAACCGACCAGCGTTCGATTCAGCGGACGCCAGGTTGTCATGCGCGTCGAGGGCGTAGAATCGACCGATTGGCGTTTCGGAGTTCCGCGCCTCGAGGTCGTGGCGGGAGGCACTAGGTGAAGCTCCCCACACCGCCGAGTTTTTCGGACCCTGGTCTCCAGGAGCATTTCCTGCGTATTCAGCAGGAGCTCGAGCAGATGGCTAAACGCACCTGGTATCTCGACAGAGATGTCGAGCACCCGCATAGCTTGACGGTTCGCAGCAACTTCCAGCTCGCGGATAGCACCGCGGTCACCTCGATACTCGACGAGGATGCGCTGTCGTCTAATAGCGCGACTGCGCTTGCGACACAGCAGAGCATCAAGGCGTATGTCGATAGCGTATCCGGGGCCAGTGCTCTAAATGACCTCTCTGATGTCACGCTGACCTCACCAGCTTCGGCCAACGTCCTGCGTTACAGCGGCTCCGCCTGGGTAAACGCTACCCTGGCTGATGCTGGCATCTCTGCGACAGGGCATAGCCACGCGATATCTGATGTCACGGGGCTACAGACGGCGCTCGATGCCAAGGCAGCCTCGAGCCACACTCACGCATTCAGTGCCCTTACTTCCAAGCCCACTACTCTGGCCGGTTATGGCATAACGGATGCTGCGGCCTCAAGTCATAATCACACGCTTGATAGTTTGTCGAATGTGACGGTCAGCTCAAACTCGGCTGGCGAGCTCCTCACCTGGAGCGGGTCCGCTTGGATCAATGAGACCCTGGCAGAGGCCGGTATCTCGGCGGTCGGCCACGCTCATGCGTTCAGCGAGATCACCTCAAAGCCTACTACGCTCTCAGGCTACGGGATTACTGACGCAGCCGCGAGCTCGCACACACACGCATTTAGCGCCATTACCTCAAAGCCCACTACGCTTTCCGGCTATGGGATTACTGACGCTGCGGCCTCAAGCCATACGCACGGTGCCGCCGATGTTTCCGCGGGGACGTTTGCTTCCGGTAACTTCGTTTTCCAAGGGAACCTGACGGTCGATACGAGCACCTTGTTTGTAGATAGCAGCGCGAACGAGGTAGGTGTCGGAACCGTAACTCCGGCCCACAAGCTCGATGTGACGGGTGACATTGGCGTCAACGGCTACCGTGCCATTCAGCAGAGCAGGTATGGGTATTCAGCGAGTTATAAGAGTTTGATTATCGGCCAGGCGGGAACCACTAATATCTCGCTTGGCGTCGATACCAACGCGACGGGTTTGACAGGGAGCAGCTTCTCCAGTGGGGGGCAGGTTGTCGTTCCCGCCGGTGGCATCAGTCTCGTAAATAACGCCGGAACCGACTTCATCGGTTTCATGCGCCGCCAAGCCTCGAGCGACAACATCATCATCGGACCCGCCATGTCGTCCGGTATGTCTTCTGGCCCCCTGACGCTATCGACCACCAGCGCTGAAATCGTTGGGCACTTCGCGGTAAAGGAAAGCACCACAGAGTTAGCTGACGCGACAACGGTGACGCCGGATTGGGATGTCTCGAACCAGCATCAAATCGATTTTGACTCGAGCTCGGCAACCACCACCATCGATGTAAATGATGAGAAGATGGTCGCGGGTGGCTCCTACATCCTGCTGCTGCAACACCAGGGTGGCTCGGGCTACACAATCGCCTGGCAGGTGAACGATGATGCGGTCGCACCACTTTTGTGGGTGAATGGCACCCCCCCGGTGCTAGGCACCGCAACTGTTGGGGATATCACTGTCGTGCAATTCTTGAAAGCGATGGTATCGAATCGAAAGCGCATCATCGGTAGTTGGTATCAAGTCTCGTGACTCATCCGGTTCCTACCTATCCGAATAAACCGTCGCTCGCTGAGACGATATGGGCGAACGCGGACGCGGACACGGGTGATTGGGAGACCTACGCGACCGCCGCGACATCGAATACTTATGTCGCGGTGAATTCTGCTGGGACATCCGATTGGGTGTGGCTGCACAACCACCGCGTGATCTTCGCAGAGTCTGAAGGCAGCAGAACCCTCAGGTACGATATGCAAAGCCCGTCCGGTGACGTGAACCCGTACCAGACGGTTTCCCTAATTGTCCGAGCTCGCCGGTACGACTCAGCATCCGCTGACCCTCCTAGTAGCTGCACGATTACGATCTCTCTCTACGAGAACGGGTCACAAGTAACCGGCGGCGGCGGCACCGCGCAGAACGTGAATAACACAAGCGCGACAGAGTATGAGCAGGTCCTGAGCGTTGCCGCGATCAGCGCCGTGTCCGATTGGGACGACGTGGAGGTTCATGCCAGCTTCGCGGCCTCGGGAATCGATACCTCGCCGCCAGAGCATTACGTCACGTTCCGCGTGTACGAAGTAAAAATCCAGTTCAGCACTTAGTCAGGAAACCACTATGACAATTCAATGGCGTGTCCTCGAGCTCGACAGGAAACTGTCCGATGGAGGCGTATTCGCGGTGCATTGGCAGGTGATCGCAGCTCGAGGTGAAATAGGCGACTCGCTAATGGCTAGGACATACGGCGCGATCAGTGTGACTGCTGACCCGGAGTCGCCCGATTTTATCGCATACGATGACCTAACGCAGGACGATTGCCTCGAGTGGGTGTGGGATCAAATCGATAAAGAGGCAACAGAGCTGCGAGTAACTACCGAGCTCGAGGCGTTAGAAAACCCCGTCAGCGGCAGCGGCACCCCCTGGAGCTCGTGAAATGATTTGGATGGGTCATATACCCGCTCGTTATTTTTGTGAGGAGAGGTAAGGAATGGAGCGTCATACTATTCATATACAAGCTGGACAGCTTGCTTCTTTGCAGGGCGCCTTTGCCAGCATCAAGGGGCCACGGCCTCTAATGCTGTCATATAAACTGGCTGAGATATTGAGGCCGGTGGAATTGCTGCTCGAAGAGCTTCGTGGCAAGCTGAAAGACCACCTCGATAGTGAGGGTGCGTTCCTGGAAGGCCACGAGAAGGCGGCGGACGAGATCCTGAGTGAGAAGCTCTCCCTCGAGGTCCCCACGCTTACGATCGAGGAGCTCCAGGCCCCCGAGCTCACGGTTCCTGACGAATCAATTCTCCTGTTCTTGATGGGCACCGGAGTTTTGTGTGGGGAAGGTTGAGCTATGGGAACGTGTGGCCCCAATGCTAGAAGGTGCTCTGGATGGTGCGTGCTCAATCGAACAGCTCGAGCTCGAGGTCGATGAAGGCCGAGCTCAAGTGTGGCCGCTGCCAAACTCCGCGGTCGTCACTCAGGTTGCACAACAGCCAGGTAGACGGGTTCTACGTGTCTGGCTCGCGGGAGGAGACCTCCACGAGCTTCAGAGGTGCGCCCATTTCCTGGACGACCTCGCGCTGCTCCACGAGTGCTCGAGGATCGAAATCGATGGAAGGAGAGGCTGGAAGCGCGTGCTCAAGAAGCACGGGTTTACGGAGACGAGAATCACCTTAGTTAAGGATTTAGACGATGGGAGCTCCGGCCTCTCAACAGATAACGACTGAGACTGACCCGTGGGTTAGAGCTCAGACACAGGGATTGATGGGTGACGCCTATCAATACCTCCAAAAAACCCCATATAACCCCTACCCAGGGCAGACCTACGCAGGGGCGCAGCCGTTCCATAACGCGGCGGCGCGATACCTCTCCGAAGGACTGCTAGGTCAGGGTCTCGGTTTTGAAACGCCACAGACCTACGGGCCGTTCAGCTACGATCCTAACCTCTGGCAGTTTACTCCAACGGACGTAGACACCGGGACAGGAGGGGTTGGCGACCAGCCTCCTATGGGTGGTGGTCCGGGCTCCAGTGGCGACGGGACTCCATGGTGGGAGCCACCAGGCAGTCTGCCGGGAGATCAAAACAACCCAATGTTCCGGGATGACCCAGCAGCAGCAGGTGGGATTGCCGATTATTATGCGGGTGGCCCAGGCGGTAAAGGCGCGGGCGGAAATTACGCGCTTGCAGTCGATGGAGGCTTTGACCCTGGCCCTGGGTATGGTGGCAACACTGACCCCAACGCCCCCACTAACCCGTGGACCGGAGGCATCTATCCGGTTCGACCCCCAACACCAGGCGAGGGTGGTGGGTATTATGGCGGTGGGCACGGAACGATGTCCGGTAGGGATGAAGGGTTGGCAGCGTCACGCGGAGCTCGTGACGTGATGGACTTCCGAATCACCAACCCATACGAGCAAGTCGTGCAGCGCGATGCGGAAGGGAACCCCATGCTCGATGAGCAGGGCAACCCGATAACCATGAGCGCCATCGATCAGTACATGAACCCGTATGAGGATGACGTGATCGGGGGAATGCAGGACGATATGCTCCAAGCCGAGCAGATGGCTCGAGCTGCTGGACTGCACTCGCTAGGCTCAAGCGCTTACGGCGGCGATCGCACGGCAATCGTGGCTGATGAGGAGAACAAGAACTTTTACGACAGGATGGCAAAAGCATCCAACCAGGCGCGAAGAGAAGGGTTCACAACGGCGCTCAGTGCCGCGCAGCGAGGCGTTGACCAGAGTCTGGCAAACCAAGATCTGAGCCGCATGGCAGCCGGTGACCTGAGCAGAATTGG